ATGGCAATTAAAATTGGTATTAACGGCTTTGGCCGTATCGGTCGTATCGTTTTCCGTGCAGCACAACACCGTGATGACATCGAAGTGGTAGGTATCAACGACTTAATCGATGTTGATTATATGGCTTATATGCTGAAATATGATTCAACTCACGGTCGTTTTGACGGTACTGTTGAAGTTAAAGACGGTCAATTAGTAGTTAACGGTAAAGCGATCCGCGTAACAGCTGAGCGTGACCCGGCTAACTTAAAATGGAATGAGATCGGTGTTGATATCGCAGTTGAAGCAACAGGTTTATTCTTAGATGATGAAACTGCTCGCAAACACATCACCGCAGGTGCGAAGAAAGTTGTTTTAACCGGTCCGTCTAAAGATGCAACACCTATGTTCGTAAACGGCGTAAACTTTGATACTTACGCAGGTCAAGACATCGTGTCTAACGCTTCTTGTACAACTAACTGTTTAGCACCATTAGCGAAAGTTATTCACGAAAAATTCGGTATCAAAGAAGGTTTAATGACAACTGTTCACGCAACTACTGCAACGCAAAAAACAGTAGATGGTCCATCAGCGAAAGACTGGCGTGGTGGTCGTGGCGCGTCACAAAACATCATTCCTTCATCAACAGGTGCAGCGAAAGCAGTAGGTAAGGTATTACCTGCATTAAACGGTAAATTAACCGGTATGGCTTTCCGTGTTCCAACCACTAACGTTTCTGTTGTTGATTTAACTGTAAACTTAGAAAAACCAGCAACTTATGCAGAAATCTGTGCTGAAATCAAACGTGCTTCAGAAAACGAAATGAAAGGCGTATTAGGCTACACAGAAGATGCAGTTGTTTCAACAGACTTCAATGGTGCAACTGAAACTTCAGTATTTGATGCAGCAGCAGGTATCGCATTAACTGATACTTTCGTTAAATTAGTATCTTGGTACGATAACGAAGTTGGCTACTCAAACAAAGTATTAGACTTAGTTGCTCACGTATATAACTACAAAGGTTAATTGCTAAGTTATATTTTAAATATAGAGCCAAATTCTGAACGGAATTTGGCTCTTTTGCTGCGAACAATAAATTGAATATAGTCGCGTTTTCCCATAAAATCAATTTCCTACAAACAGGAACTAAGCACAGTAAGGCAGATTTTCTTGCTCTTTGCAGTTTATTTTGTGTAAATAAATATTATTAGAGACTACAAACGATTAATAAATATCAAGTTTCCTATGAAAAATGATGTTTTTATTAATGCTATATTGCTTTTTGAGAGATGATTTAAATTATTGATTATAAGTATGGTAAGATTAAAGCCTGAATCGGGATATTCAGGCTTAAAAATAATGGTGCGACTAGCTCGCACCAATAATCATTATTTATCAATAAGTTAAAATCTATAATGTGCAGTATATGTATATGCAATTAAAGAATAACGATTTTTCCTGACAAGCAATATTTTTGCGTTGAGGTGCGTAAAATTGCGTAAAAAGATCGAGTTTTTAAGATCGCTTTGCGATTATATGGGGCTTGTAGGGATCGCCTTTTTGCATTTGCGTATAAATCGACAAATTAAGTGTGCGGGCGAGGTGAGGGATAGACCGCGCGGGGTTGGAGGTGGTGAAGTCGTTGAAAAATAAAGGAAAAATTATTTTTTAAGTGTATTTTATTTGTTGTTTTGATATAATAAATTGCCGAAATATATAATCTAATCAGGCAAAACTTTTGCTTTATATATTAAAAAAGCCCCAATCTAGGAGCTGTATTGTCAGTTTGTAAAGATCTGTTTTATTGTGTCCGCTGTAACAATTTAGACGGTTTAAATTTGATAACCTCTTGACCTAACCACTGATTAAACTCTTTCAATCGCTCTTGCAATGGCTCAATCTCGGTGATAAAAAACACCTCGGCAGCATCAGCCACGTTGCCAAAACCGCCGGTGTTGTTTGGGATAATTCCCATCAGTTGTGGTGGCACACGGTGAGCTGCTAACACATCATCACGGCTCACGTTCTTGATATTAAAAAACTCATCTTTTGCCGACACATCAGCAATCGGAATAATCTGTATCCCATCTTTCTTGCCGTTTGGTGCGTGGACGAACAAGTTTTTAAAATTCCCCACCCCTTTTGACTGCTTGAGCTGCTGGCGAATATTTTCAACATCTTCTTGTTTTTGTGACGCATCGCTCATATAAAACACAAAGCCGGCGTGAGCTCCATTTAAAAAATACTTACGGCGAAACAGAGTAGCACTCTCATTTAACCACGCAGATTGCAGGGCCGAAAGATATTGTGGCAAGCCGTAAATATCTTGATTAATATCAGGCTCAAGCAAGTGATAGATTGAGCCTTTGGCAAATTCGTGTTCTTGGTGATCGAATCGTTGGGGCACATAGTAAAATTGACCAGCCTCTAAACCCTTTCGCACATATTTTGCCAAAGGTGATTCGATTCGCTGTACTTGCCCAAGGCGATTTCGCACCACCTCAAAATAGGCGTTGCCAAATACTAAATAATCTTTAACAAACGATGACAAATCACGGCGTGATAAATAACGGCTATCAACCTCGCAAGTGGAAAGCAAAATATTTGCTTTGGTGATGATCGCACTTTCGTGGTGTGTTGATGACCTTAACGATTTCGCCAAGCCATCAAAGCTCATCGGTGGGTTATACCATTTCTCATACATCGCCGAACACTCCAAATAATTGAGAATATCGGCACGGTCTAACACCGGAATCGGGTCACCAAAACTGAAAATTTCGGTTTGTGCTTGCGGTTGTAAGCGGTCATTTTGGGTTAAATTTTTGCGCAATTGTTTTTTCATTTTTTGTCCTAATCATCTAAAAAATCTACTGTGCCGGTCGTTTCTTCCAGTTTCCCATCAAACGGCTCATTAATAAATACCTGCAAGCAAGCCCACGCAAGGTCGGCGTGGCTTGCCTCTTCCGAACGGTCTGCCACATAAGTCACTTGCCGTCCGCTGTTGGTGATCTGTTTTTTAATTGCCATAAAACTCGCACCAACCTCAACAGCGTGCATTGAGTCAAATTCAAATCGTCCTTTGCTGATAATATCCAAGCCTTTTAGTACCATCTTGGATTTCAGCTCTACGTTGTAAGTAAGAGCCACCGCATCTGGTCGTTCTTTTTTGACGATTTCATAAACACCGACACCAAGCCCTGTGGTATCAATCGCCAGTCTGGTCACGTTATATTTTGCACAAATAGCGACAATTTCTGCCGCTTGTTCGGCAAAATCAGCCCCTTTAAAAGTGCGATACTCTAATAGTCGGAATTTCCCGCCGTCCACTTTCGGCGGAGCGATTACCACCAACGCCGAGCGGTCGCCGGTGTAAGACGGGTCATACCCAACCCATACCTCTTTATTGCCGAATGGGCGTTGGTAGCCGTCCGTGAATACATAATCTCGCCACACCTCCATCGAGTCCATAAGGCAACGTTGCATCATCGTGAACTTGAACACAGACTGGTTATCATCAATAAACTCACACATAAAGAGCTGCTCGAACTCATCGGGCGAGTTTTCCAGTTTGAGTTGCTCAATATCAAACAGGTTACAGCCACCAGCCTCGGCATCGTAGATATTCACGATTTGTCGCCATTGGCCGTCTCCGCATTTTTTGCCGTTTTTCAAGTTGGCGTGAGAAATATCAATTTCCACCTGTTCCGCTTTCGGACGTTTGCGGTTAAACAGCTTGCCCGACCAAAGCAGATAGGCGGAATGGGTAATGCTCGAAGGGGTAGAAAAATAAGTAATCCGATATTGTTTTTGGCTCGCCATACCCGCTGCCACTTTGCGGATTTCCTCAAAGCGGTTTACCCAAAAGATTTCATCAAAATAGAGATTGCCGTGGTAAGACTGTGCCGTTTTCGAGTTTGTACCCAAGAAAATTAGTTGAGACTCGTTCGGCAAGGTAATGGTTTCGCCTTTTAGCTCCACATCGGCAACCCGTTTGGCGTATGCCACAATATAGGCTCTAAATTGCAATGCCTGTTTTTTCGAGGCGGAAATAAAAATCTGATTTCTACCGGTTACTAACGCATCAACTAACGCCTCGTGAGCAAAATAATAAGTCGCTCCAATTTGACGACTTTTTAAAATATTGCGAATGCGATGCTCTTTACCTGCCTTATGCCACACTTTCTGATAGTTAAACATTCCGTCTAAAAAGCCGTTTATCAGCAGTTCGGCTTGTTCTTCGGAAATGGCATTTTGCTCCGGCTTTTTGCGTTCGCCTTTATTTCGGCTTTTGATGTTCGGGTTTAAATCCGCCTCATTGCCTCCGCCGTTAGCGTATTTCTTCACTCGAGCCACACGCTCAAGCTGCCGACCAAGCAAATCAATCTCTTTATAGTCTGAACCTGTTTTTACCTCTTTCATAATTAAAAGGTTTAAACGAGCCTCAAGCGTTGCCTCAACTCGTCCAACCGGGCTGATTTCGTCCCACTTTTCCCGACTTTTCCAGCTGGCAATCGTAGAGACGGGAATATTTAGCTGACGAGAAATTTCGGTCACGGTGTAACCAGCCCAGTACATCAACTGAGCTTGGCGTTTATCGTGAATCGGATTGGAGGCTAAAACCTCACATTCGGTGATGGTATCTTCATTTTTCATAGGTGCGATTATCAAAAATCCACCTTGTTTAAGCATTTGCTTGAGGCTGTGAAACCCGATTTAACACGTACCACACATTGAAACCGCCGGCACAAAACAAGATCATAAATCCGATTTTTACCCCTCCCCTTTAGAGCAAGGAAAAACAGATGACAACAAAATCCAAATGGTTTGTGGTAGCAACGGAAGGAGCAACTACAGATGGACGCGAAATTAGTCGTGAATGGCTCACGCAGATTGAAGAAAATTACGACCCGAAAAATAACTATGGTGCTCGTATTAACCTTGAGCATTTCCGCTGGCGTTGGTTTGAGAAAGATGACCCGCATTCTTACAGCTATGGCGATGTGTTAGCGGTTAAAACAGAAGAACGTGAAGACGGCAAATTACAGTTACTGGCAGAAATCGCCCCAACCGAAGCCTTAGTGAAGTTAGTCAAAGACAAGCAGAAAGTTTATACCTCTGTGGAAATTGACCTTAATTTTGCGGACACAGGCGAGGCGTATTTAGTTGGTTTGGCGGTGACTGATACACCGGCAAGCCTCGGCACGGAATACCTTACATTTTGTGCCGGTGCAACCCATAACCCACTAGCAGACCGCAAGCAAAAGCCGGAAAACCTTGTGAGTGAGGCAGTAGAGGCGAATTTAGAATTTACTGCTGAACCTGAAAAAGGTGCGTGGCTGGAGAAATTTAAGGCGATGTTTACCAAAGCCAAAACCGACAATGACGGCAAATTTGCCGAACACGAAAAGGCAATGGAATTGTTAGCGGAGCAATTTAGCAAAGTTTCGACAGAAAACGACCGCTTGCAAACCGAGCTAAGCACATTGCAAACCGAATTTACCGAATTGCAAAAACAAGCGGGCGAATTTGCCGAAAAATTTGCAAAACTGGAACAAGAACCGTCTGCCAATTACACCCCACGCCCAAAAGCCACTGGTGCGAAAGCAGGTGATGTACAAACCGATTTTTAATTGAGGATCACGAATGAAAGATTTAACCCTTGAAAAATATAACGCCTACCTTGCACGCCAAGCTGAATTAAACAACTTGCCGTTTAATGCATTGGCAACCGGCATTAAATTCACAGTGCAACCATCGGTACAGCAAAAGCTGTATGAAAAGGTGCGTGAAAGCTCTGATTTCTTAAAATCTATCAGCTTTGTGTTTGTTGATGAGCAAACCGGTGAAACCTTAGGTTTAGATTCAGCTCACACCGTGGCCAGCACCACCGATACCAGCGGTGACGGTGAACGCAAAACCACCGCTATTGCGAAGTTGGTAAAACAAACCTACCACTGCCAACAAATCAATTTTGACACCCATATCACTTATAAACAGTTGGATATGTGGGCGAAATTCCCTGATTTTCAGCAAAAAGTGGCGAATGTTGCGGTAAAACAACGCAAACGTGACTTAATTATGATCGGCTTTAACGGCACAAGTCGTGCGGCAACCAGTGATCGCAACAGCAACCCGTTATTGCAAGATGTGGCAAAAGGCTGGTTGCAGAAAATGCGTGAAGATGCCAAAGAGCGTGTAATGAATGGCGAAAGCACAGACAACCAAGTTTTAGTCGGCAAAGGTCAAGAGTATGCCAACCTTGACGCACTCGTAATGGACGCCACCGAAGAACTTATTGATGAATGGCATCGTGATGACACCGATTTAGTGGTGATTACCGGTCGCAAGTTGCTTGCGGATAAATATTTCCCGATTGTGAATCAGCAAAACGCACCAACCGAACAACTTGCCGCTGATATTGTGATCTCACAAAAACGCATTGGGGGCTTAAAAGCGGTGCGTGTGCCGTTCTTCCCGGCGAATGCGATTTTAATCACTAAGCTGGAAAATTTAGCCATCTATGTGCAAGAGGGGACAACCCGCAAGCATATTGAGAACGTGCCGAAAAAAGACCGTATTGAAACCTACGAATCAGAAAATATCGACTACGTTGTCGAAGATTATGGCTGTGCGGCATTAATCGAAAACATTACACTCAAAGATAAAGAGTAAGGTGGCACTATGCGAATGAGTCCGGCACGGGCTCATTTTTTGCGGAAAACCGCAGAAAGTGAGTCTGCAACCCCAAACCGAGAAAACCTTGAAGGCTTACAAGGCTATGACTTAGTCCTAGCCCAACTTAAAGCCCATCAACGCCAATTAAAGAAAATCCAGTCGATTGAGCGAAAGATTGAGTTTAAACGCAACAATTTTGAGCAATACCGACCTTGGATGGAAGGCTCCCTTGCCAAAGGCTCCGGTGTGCAAGACACGGTTATCACCACAATGCTGATTTGGTCGATTGATATTGGCGATTATCAAACCGCACTTGCGATTGCTCAATATGTGTTAATGCACGATTTGGCAATGCCGGAGCAGTTTGAACGCACACCGGCAACCGCCTTGGTTGAAGAGCTTGCAGAGGCGGCAAAGAAAGCCCGAGACCAAAAACAGCCATTTGAGGCAGCCGTGCTGAAACAGGCAAACGACCTCACCGCCGAATTCGATATGCCCGACCCGGTGCGAGCCAAATTACTGCGTGAGCTAGGCGAACTAATTCAAGAGGCAGAGCCACAAACTGCCCTTGAACACTATCAACGAGCAATCGCCCTAGACCCTCAATGCGGTGCAAAAGGCTTGCGGGACAAGTTAGAAAAGCAACTTGCCAAACAAGCCGAAGAGCCGAAACCGGCAGAAGAACAGAATGAGTAGGCGAAAGCCGAAATAGAGCGTATCCACGCCAGCCAAGGGGCGGATTTTAAAGGGTGATTTATTCCTTTTGCACCCTTTTAAAATCCCCACCCCTTACCTTACGGAAACCTTATGGAACAACGCAATCACGTTATTAGTATCCCGAAAGTGAATGGCTATGAATCCAGCAAAAATGCGATCAAGCCCATAGCAGAATCTGACGAAACCATCACCAATAATGGCTTTTTTCCGAACATTGAGCTACTGGAGGTGCGAAATGCAATGCGGATTGATGGCACGGTCATTAATGAGCGGCTAAAACAAGCGGTGATTGAGGCAATGGCAACAGTCAATGCCGACTTAAAAGCCTATCGCCTCAATGCAGAGCAAGCACAAAAAGCGAACTTGCAAGCCTGTGATGATGAGCAAATCAACGGCGAAAGCGTGCTGGTTTACAAATATAAACGAGCGGTCTATTGCCTTGCAGTAGCGAACCTTTACGAACGCTACCGCAGTTATGACAGCACCAAAGACGGCCACGACAAAGCCGAAGAGCTAGAAAGTACCGCCGGTGATTTGAAACGAGATTACCACTTTGCCGTGCGTGATATTTTGGGCGAAAACCGAATGATTAGTGAATTGATATGAACACCTTGATTGCACGCCAAGACGACACCTTAGACGAGCTGATCTTTCGGCACTACGGGCAAACGGCAGGCTTAGTCGAGCAAGCCTTAGAATATAACCCCGAACTGGCTCATTTGCCACGTTTGCCGATCGGCACTGTAGTTACAATGCCGGATATTGAGAGCCGTTTTGCAACGGTGGCGAAATCCAGCGTGCAACTTTGGGATTAAAAAATATGCACAAAACTGAACAAGCCTCCTATTTTGGGGCAATTTTTGGCTTTTTTGGTAGCCTCACCCTATCTGATTGGGGGGTGGTAGTGAGTATTCTGGTAGCTATTTTAACCTTATTACTTAATTGGGCATACCGAGCGAAAGAATACAAACTGAAAGAGCGAGAATTTGAGCTAAAGCTACAAAACCAAGGGAAAAAGAATGAGTAAAAGTGTAAAAATTGGCGTATTTGTCTGCTCCGTTGCAGCCATTATCGGGACGGTAAAGCAATATTACAGCTCCGAAATCCGCACCAGCGAAACAGGCTTAGCTATTATCGGCAATGCGGAGGGTTGCAGACGTGATCCGTATAAATGCCCTGCCGATGTAATCACGGTTGGCATTGGCTCAACCGAGGCAAGCGGTGAGAAAATTAATGTCAATCACAAATACACCGATAAAGAGATTGCCGAGCGTTGGATAAAAGATCTTAAAATAGCTGAAAGGTGTATCAATCGTTATTTTAATGGCGACAAAATGAACGAAAATCAGTTTTCGGCGATGGTATCAGCAGCATTTAATATGGGATGTTACAACCTTAGATTTTATCCAAATGAAAATGGTAAATACATTCAGACAACAATCCATAAATATGCTATGGCTAAGGATTTTAAAGCGATGTGTAATAGGATACCTGATTTTAACCGCTCGGGAGGTAAAGTGCTAAGAGGTTTGAAAATCCGCCGAGAAAAAGAAAAAGCCCTGTGTCTCGGGCAGGAGGTTAAATGATTGTCAAACTCTGCCAAATGACCAATAAGCATTTCAGCCCGCTAATGATTGTGCTGGTGCTAGTTGGCGTATTAGCCAATTTCGTGCAGTTTCGCCAAAACGAAAGCCTGAAAGCAGACTTACAGGCACGCACCACGCAAAACCAACTGATTCAAGCCGATAACCGCAATTTAGCCAATCAGCTTGAAAACAGCCAAATACAGCTTGAGGCGTATCAAAAACAGGTGGACGACCTCAATCAGAAAGTGTTAGCCAAAATGAAACAAGCGGAGCAACGAAGTAATGAAATCCTTAACGAACTGGAAAAGCATAAAAAGTGGGCTGATTCTGCCGTGCCTCCTAGCGTTGGCAAGCTGCTCAACCAACGAAAGCGTGCGGTATCACACCCTCAAATCGAACCCGATAATCTGTCCGAAAAGGCTGGAGTGCCAAACACCGGCAACCGAGATTAACACCAACGGTGATCTTGTCAAAGCAATAGACAAAAGCCTCAACACCATTGAGGTATGCCAAGTCATCATCGAATCGTTCGAGCATTGCATCGAGCAATACAACAAAATCAACCAAGGCGAGTAATCGCCTTTTTTAATAAGGACGACTATGTCAGACCAAATCGACCGAGCCAACGAATTAGCCGAAAAAGCCAGAGAGGCAGCACTTGCAAAAATTTTGCAAAATCAGACCGCTTGCACTAGCCTCTTTGAGTGTGAGGACTGTGGCGAGCCAATCCCCGAAAAACGCCGAGAAATGGTTATTGGCTGCACCCGTTGCATTGAGTGCCAAACCATTTACGAGCATAAGCAAAAAGGCTACCGCAGATGATTAAACCTGATCGCTTGCGAGCCTTGCTCACGCAAACCATTGATATATTCCAAACCAACTCCGAAAATCTGATTTTGCAATATGACAAAGGCAAAATTAAAAGCAAAGGGAGCCAAAGCCATTCGTTTGAATACCACTACGATTTAGAGCTAATCGTGGTGGATTTTCCGTATCACCCCGACGTGTTGTTTGTGCCGGTGCTAAATTTTGTGCGAAATGAACAATGGGAGCTACTGCAAAACCCGGAACTACAAGACAAAATCGAATTTGAAATCGACCACAACAATCACGAAAGCTACGATATTTATATCCGCATTCCGCTCACGGAACGGGTGATCGTGAAAGAGCAAGACGGACACCTAATCGCAACCCACGCCGATGAACCGAACCTTGCCGATGTTTCGCAATTTACCCGTTTAACTGAATATGAGGTTTACCTCAAAGACGAACTGATTTATCAGTGGACAGAGCCAAATGAGTGAACCGATTGAACAAGTAAAAACCGCCTTTGACCACTTGCTAAATAATATCAGCAAACCTCGCAGACGGTTGATGTATCAACAAATCGGGCGAGAGTTAGCACGCTCGCAACGTAGACGGATTAAAGCACAACAAAACCCCGACGGCTCGGCATACGAACCACGCAAAAAGCCGAAGAAAGGGGTAAAAAGCAAAATTAAATCGGGCAAAATGTTTGACAAAATCACCCAGCCACGCTTTATGCGGCTACGCCTCGAAAGCGAGGGTGTCAGCCTAGGTTATGAAGGTGGTGATGCGGTCATTGCCAGAATCCACCAACAAGGCTTAATCGGACGAGTGCGGAAAGATTGGGATTTAAAAGTGAAATATGCCAGCCGTGAGTTGTTGGGCTTTACAGATGACGATGTGCAGATGATTGAAGATTGTGTAATACGAGCAATAAGCGGTTCAGCGTATTAAAAAAGCGGTCAAATTTGACCGCTTGTACTGAAAATAGTTTATTTTCTGATTTTTTCTATTGTCCCATATTTAGCTTGGTGATAAGCCATAATAGCTTGTTTTTCGGTATCGTTCGCTGTTTTGTCCGCAATAAATAAACGAGCCACTAAAACAAATGGAGAGACCAATGCTGAAAGTATCAAAACAATCGCACTTGCAACCCAAGCAAAACCTGTGAATGCAAAGGTAATTAACATAAAAATAACGGAGCCAACAAGTAAATAAGCAAATACCGCTTCCATCTTTCTCACCTTTTTGATTAATCATTATCAATCTAGAGATATATTATGAGCCAAAACTTAAAAATTCAAGTCCTTTTGTCAGCAATGGATAAATTAACTGCTCCATTCAAAAGTGCATCAAAATCGGCTGAACAATTAGCCCAAAAGCTGAAAAAGCAAAAAAGCGAGTTAAGCACAATGAATAAAGAGTATGCAAGAAATGCAGCTCAAATTAACCAATACGCAAAAACTATTAACCCACTTAAAAATCAATTAACGGCGACTAGCCAAAAGTTAAAAGAGGCTCAAAATGAGGCTCAAAAGCTCGCTGCAAAATTTGAGAGTACAACAAATCCAACCAAACACTTAATTAAACAATTTGAAAAAGCCAAGCAAACGGTTGATAAGCTGAAAAGAGCCAAGGTAGAGCAAGCCCAAAAACTGGATGCGGCTCGCCGCAAATTGTCAGACAGCGGTATTAATACAGAGCGATTGTCAAAGTCACAGCAAGAGTTAAGCCACAAAATGAAACTGGCTAACAGAAATATTGCAGAGCAAGCGGATAAGCTAGGCCGATTAAATCAACGTGCAAAAGCGAATGCTGCTTATGCTAAACGAGTTGATACCGTCAATAATATGAGCGACCGAGCCTCCACACTTGGTCAGCGTGCTATGGCTGCTGGTCTTGGTGTAGGGCGTTTATTACAGCAGCCTGTGCAAAACTTTATGGAGTTTGAAGATGCCATGGCTGGTGTAGCTCGTCAAGTGCAAGGGCTAAAAAATGAAAGTGGCAAATTTACGCCAGAATATGATATTTGGCGTGAGAAAATCAAAGGGTTATCAAGAGAATTACCGCTAACGACAACCGAAATTGCCAATATGATTGAATCTGCTGCTCGAATGAATGTACCGAAAGAGCAGTTAGAGGATTTTGTCAGACTCAATACTCAAATGGCAACCGCTTTTGATGCACAAAACCCAGACGAGCTAGTCGAGCAATTTGGCAAGGTCACTAAAAACTTTAAACTTTCGGCTGCTGCAGGCAAAGATTTGGCAGATGTTATCAACTATCTTGACGATAATGCGATCTCTAAAGGCAATGAGATTATTGGCTTTATGAATCGAGTATCAGGGATTGCAGGTATAGCTAAAATCAGCGAAAAGAATATGGCTGCTTTAGGCTCAACGCTACAAACTGCCGGAGCAACCGAAGAAAGCTCGGCGACTGCGGTAAATGCGATTTTTACCAGATTATCTTCGGCAAGCAAGAAAAAACCGGTTAAAAATGGCTTGGCAGCATTGGGGCTTAACGTTTCAAAAATCGAGTTAGGTATGGCAAAAGATGCCAACGCCACGCTTTTAAGCATTGTAGAGGCAGTCAAAAAGTTACCGGAACAAAAACGATTAGGTGTAATTGCAGATCTTGTCGGGACAGAACATAGTAAAACCCTTGCATTGTTAGTATCAAACACCGAAGAATGGAGAAGACAGATTGAACTTGCTAATAGTAGCGATGCTTTAGGTAGTATGGCAAGAGAGTTTGATACTCGAATGACAACGCTTTCGGCAAAATGGCAAATTTTTAAAAATCAGTTATTTAATTCAAGCAGTGAAGTAGGTGTTGCTCTCAAAGAAAGCCTTGTTGGCGGAATGGATAGCATTACAGCGATCTTAGATAAAATTAATGTTTGGGTAAAAGCAAACCCGGAATTAACTGCTCAAATTATAAAATGGGGTATAGCCTTAACAGGCTCTTTGCTAACGCTTGGGCTATTAAGTCTAACATTCTCATTTATGTTTAGCCCGCTTATTCGTTTTGGATTATTTATCCATAAAGCAGGTGGGTCACTTAAATTTTTTGCAAAAGAAAATGCAGGAGCAATCAAAACATTAAATAGTTGGCGAACAGTATTACCTGCAGTTGGAGGTGGGCTTAAAACGTTAGGGCTGTGGGTATTAAAATTACTTAACCCTTGGACTTACCTTAAAGGTGCTATTTTGTTAGGTAAATCAGCCCTTTTAGGCGTGCTGGGCGTAATGAAATTTATGCTTGCAACACCACTAGGGTTATTAATCAGCAGTATTGCTGCAGGTGCGTTATTAATTTACACAAACTGGGAAAAAGTAAAAGCCTTTTTTGGTGGCTTTTTTGAGGGATTTAGTGCTGCCGCTGAACCGATAAAACAAGCGTTTGCTCCTATCTCACCTCTTTTTGATTTGATCGCAAATGCTGTATCAGGTGTATGGGATTGGTTAAAGAAACTTTTAACACCAACCCAAGAAACAGCCTCAAGCCTAGAAACAGCGGCGAGTTGGGGTAAAAAATTCGGCGAATGGACGGCAGCAGCGTTAAACCTTGCTCTTGCACCACTTACAGCATTGATAGATGGTGTCAGCTGGTTGATTAATAATATCAGTAATATTTCATTTGACGGTGTAAAAAAGAAGTTAAGTGATATTGGTAGCGGTATAGCGGATAAAGTTGGAACATTATGGGATAAAACCAAGGCTTGGTGGAATAATGAGCCTCAAACTAAAAATGCAACATCAAGTGTTGCTGGTATGGTGGCTGGAATTACTCAAAATTTACCCAAAGGCAAGTTTTCTTCAGGCGGCTACACCGGTAACGGTGGCAAATACGAGCCTGCCGGTATTGTGCATAAAGGCGAGTATGTAATGACAAAAGAGGCAACTGCACGCTTAGGTGTGGCAAATCTTAACCGGTTAAATTATGGCAAAGTCGCAGGGCTAACTGCACTTGCGTCAAGTGTTGCGTTTGCTCAACCAATGCCTGCGGTCAAAATCGACAGCAGACCACCGCTGACGGCAAGCCAACCAAGCCCAACAGTTGCACCGGTGTCGCAAAATATCCACATCACCATCAACGCCACCGGTGGGCAAGACCCACAAGCAATCGCCCGATTGGTCGCAATGGAGTTGGAAAAACAACAACGCCACGCACAAGCAAGAGCAAGATCGTCTTTGAGAGACAGGGGCTAATTTGACAAAGTAGAATGAAAAGCGGACAATGCTCTAAATTGTCCGCTTTTTATAGGAGCAAATGATGTTTAAAGAAAAAGGATATGATGAATTTGTGAATGAATGTGTGCGAAAAGGTAGAGAAGAACACAAAGCTGGTTTAGGATTTACGCTAGAGCAATCTCGCTTACATATCAAAAAAACCATTGAGCAAAAATCACAAGAGCTAAACGAATTTCAGCGTGAAGTGGTTTATGGCTAAAATTACCATTAAACCACAAGCATTGAGTCAATTTGACGAGATTGTAAAAAGTGTTATCGAATTTACCGGTTTTGAAACGAGTGGTATTCGATTACAAAGTGATATTTTTGACAAAATAGAGCAAATTGCATTTATGCCACTCTCTGGAAGAGCAAGAGAAGATGGGACAAGAGAAACTTTCGTCAGACGTTATCGTATTGTGTACGATTACGATAGGCAGGCAGATGAAGTAATTATCTTAGCTATCATTCACAGTAGCCGACTTTACCCACGCCCATAATCAGTAAGCGACCTAATCGGTCGCTTTTTCTTTGCCTGTTAAAACCCATTTCACACCTTGGACTTGTGTCAGTAACTGTACGGGGTCAAAAAATAATCAGATTAGTGAAGAGGCTCGAAATTGCCTAAGAAATGAACTGATTACAATGCGAGGACGGGTTACTGAACATCAAATAGACGATTTACTAAACGGCAAGCGGTTAAAAATTTGGGGAAATTCGCAAAAAACAATGTTTGTGAGTTATAGCCGTGGGCGTTTAATTGAGCATATTGTTGATAATTATGAGAGTTTTTTGAATTAGGATATTAAGAAAATGGTTAAATTTATTCGTTTAAATTTGATTAATTATTTCATTGAGAAAGATGAATATGGAGAACCGGTGCGTTGCAGAGCGTTTCGTTATGATGAGATTATTCAAACTAAGTTTATTGAAGGATTTCGAGAGGGAGAGATACCAGCTGATGATTATGGATTTGAAGATTGGAATGGTTCGGTTCTGATTTTAAATGAAGAAGGACGTAAATATTTTGAGAACTATCTTTTTGATGTAAAGAAGAATTATTGTAGAGCAAGGGATAACTATGTATATGTCTTGGAAACTTTAGACGAAATTGAAATGAAGTTAGGATTATTGGAGGCGAAATAATGAACTTAGTCACATTAGTCGGACGTTTGGGGCAAGACCCTGATATTAGAACAATGCAAAATGGTGAGAAAGCTGCGGCTTTATCGGTAGCGACCTCTGAAAAGTGGACAGATAAGCAAACAGGTGTGAAGAAAGAAAGCACCGAATGGCATAGGGTGGTGCTTTATCGCCGATTAGCTGAAATCGCCGAATTGTATGTAAAAAAAGGGCATTTGGTATCAATTATCGGGAAAATTAAAACCCGAAAATGGACGGATAGCAACGGTGTTGAGCGGAGTATTACAGAGATTATTGCCGAGCAGATGCAAATGCTCAGTAGTGGTGAGAAAAATACGCCAAATACGCCAAATAAGGCAGAAAATAAACCGCAACCAAAGCAGAAAAATCAAGACGTGATGACTGCGGACGAGCAGAAAGATATTCCGCAGTTTGATGATGATATTCCGTTTTAGGGGGTGAATAATGAGAGAATGGGAAAAACAAATGCCATTTAGTGCAAATTTACATATAAGACCTACAGGAAAATTTGAAGTGAAAAATGTAAACATAGAACAAATAATCGGAGAACGTGGCAAAAATTACGGCAACTTTGATGATGTTGCCACAATGAGCCAGCAGTTAAAAGCAGTGTTGCTGGATACCAATACTCAACTTAAACCACATCAAAAAGAGGCAGGCGAGATGATCTGCTTGAAACTGGCTCGCATTTTTGCAGGTTGTAATCCGGACTATGAAGATAACTGGCGAGATATTGCGGGTTATGCGGTGCTGGGAGGGAAATTAAATGAAAAATAAAATGGGGAGTAAATTTATACGAGTCAGAGTTGAGCATCCACAGCGGAAAAAAGAAGATATTGAGCTTGTGCAGGATGTGGTTGCTTATCATATTTTTAATCTTTTTAAATTTGAGGAAAGTGGGTTACGGGGGTTTAGTCAGTATGATTTGGAAATTGATGTGAAAGTTAAGCCAGTGTTAGAACAAAAAGAAATGCCTGTAGATGTTTGGATTGATGATTTAGGTGGTAAAAATGGAACAATTACAAGCGGTCAGTAATGAGCAAGTTTTTGCAAAACTTTGTGAGGTTGAGCGGTTATTAAAAACCAAAGGGGTGAATGAGCATAGCCGTGAATTGTGGGATTTGGGCGATGTAGCAGCATATTTCGGCTACACTAAAGAACACACCAGCCGAAGTGTTGTATCTAGTCCACATTTTCCGAAACCGATTGCCCTTGACGGCTTACGAGGCAAGGGCAGGGGGGCGAAGAAGTGGGTATCCGGTGAAGTGGTGAAATTTTGTTTGATGTGGAAGGTGAAGTGATGATAAAAAAGATAATTTTAGATGCTTGTTGCGGTAGCCGAATGTTTCACTTTAATAAGCACAACCCCTCGGTATTGTTTGCTGACAATCGGGAATCCCTGTATCGAAAATTTTAAATGTTATCGAATACCAACCTATCTATGGGCATAAAAGCGGTAAACATAACAAAACGCATTGGCTGGCATTTGTAAAGATGGATAATAACGATTATTTGTAAAGTATTTCAAAATACAAAAGCCGATAAATTTCATTATTTATCGGCTTTTGTTTTATGGGTTGTTTTGCTTGAATTGTTGAATAGCTTGAATAATCAGCTGGTTTTGTGGAATGTTGAGTTTTTGGCTAAGTACTTCGATTTCTGCGATCACCTCAAGCGGTAGTTTAAAGGATTTTTGCTTTATTCCTCGTTTTGCCTCGCTTTTAGCTTGGATTTCATTTCTTGACATTGCCATAATTTATCCCTATTATAAATTTTGTTGAAGAGCTGGGAGCTTTCACCCCCAGCGAGTTGCTTCAGATTAGTAAGCTGGGGAGCTAAGGACTAATAAGAAGACAACTAGGATAATGTATTTAAACATTGTGCTATCCTTCTTCATTTCGTAAGGTTTAAGCCTTACGCTCACTTTCAAGCTGTCTCTTGAAAGTGAGGTTATTATAATGTAGGGTATCCTACATTGCAAGTAATAAATACAAAAAAGCCGATAAATTTTCGTTTATCGGCTTTTGTTTTTATTGCAGTTTGCTCACAAGTTCTGAAATATCCGGGTTATAGTAGGTATTTTGCAAAATACTTAAATCTCGATGCCCCGATACTTTGGCAAGCTCCATTACCGTCAGATATTTAGACAAACGTGTGAGTGCCTCTCGCCGTGTGTCGTGAAAATGCAGATCGGCATTGTGTAGATTGGCTTTTTGTTTCAGCTTGCGAAAATTCGAATCAAGGCTGCGACTGGTGAGCTGGAAAACACTGTTTTGCTTGTTCGGTTCAAGTTGTGCCAACTGATTTAAAATTGCTATTGCTTTGGTTGAGAGTGGCACGGTGCGTGAATAACCGTTTTTGGTTTGTGGCAAAAATGCGGTGCGTGCCTGCAGGTTTATATGTTCCCATTTTAAACCAGCAATTTCACCCGCTCGCATTGCAGTCTCAATCGCAAATAATAGTGCTGCTCCGGCTCTTTGTTGCATTAATAGCGGTGGCTGGTTAGGGCTGTAGCCGGAGACAAAAATCAGTTTGTCTATCTCCTCATCGCTATATCGGCGAGTTCTTGCTGGTGGCGTTTTGATTTTTTCCAGCGTTTTTAGAGGATTTTCTTTGAGATAATCCCATTCCATTGCTTTTGTAAAGAGTGCCGATAAAGTGGCTCTTTCTCTTGAGACGGAAACCGGCTGCACTTCTTGCAAGCGTTGGTTTTGCCATTGGCGTAAATGCTCTTTGGTGAGTGCCGGTAATGGTATATTTCCCAAGTTGCTGCCGGCAATTCTTAGCAGGCGATAGCGTTCTTCCCTTTTGCCACGTTTGGTCGGAGTGACCTCTTTGAGGTATTTGTCGATTAATTCGGCAAAAAGAATGTTCGGGGTGGTGTTATATTCTCCGGCATCAATTTGAGCCTCTAAAGCGTAAGCCCAGCGGTTTGCCTCTGTTTTGGTGCTGAAAGTGGCAGTTTTATAAATGCCTTTTTTGCGGACTTGTGCTCGGTATTTGTTGCCGTTCTTAATAATAGTAGCCAT